AATAAAGCTTTAGTGTCATCAACACTCATCTTACTAACAGGGATTTTAACCATGTTGGATACCACATCATAAACGTTATCCAATAGGATAGTTTGTTTGTTCTGTGACATAGACTCCTCAAACTTACGTTTTTCAGTTTCTAATTTATCCAACACTTTTTTCTCCTTGTCTCTCAACTGAGCAGCTTGTTCGTAGTTTTGTTTTTTAACCACGTCAATCTTTTGTTGTCTGATGTCAGCGGCAGCCTTCTTTAAAGTTTCGATTGACTCAGGAACTTTAAGTTCGGTCTGCATGCGAGCCCCAACCTCATCCAAGATATCAAACGCTTTATCAGGGAACTCACGGTCTGTGATGTAACGGTCAGCTAATTTAACACAAGCCTCGATTACTTCATCACTGTAAGTCACCTTGTGATAAGACTCATACTTATCACGAACATTTTTAAGGATTTGGATTGTCTCATCAACAGTTGATGCGTCAACAATTACTTTTTGGAATCTACGTTCCAACGCTCCATCCTTCTCAATGTTCTTACGGAACTCATCAAGAGTTGTAGCTCCGATGATTTGAATCTCACCACGAGACAATGCTGGTTTGAAGATGTTAGAACCATCCATTGAACCTGAAGAGTTACCTGAACCAACCAAGGTATGTACCTCATCGATAAACACAATGATTTGTGGGTTTGCGGTAAGTTCTTCGATAATCACCTTCATTCTTTCCTCAAACTGTCCACGGTATTTTGTGCCAGCAACAACTGAAGTCAAATCAAGGTTAACTAATCTTTTATCGACCAAGTTTCTTGGACAATCTCCATTAACAATTTTCATTGCTAATCCTTCGACAATTGCGGTCTTACCACAACCAGGTTCTCCAAGAATGATAGGGTTGTTCTTTTTTCTACGTGATAAAATCTGTGCAATTCGTAGAATCTCTCTGTCTCGTCCAATCACAGGGTCCAATTTACCTTCTTCCGCAAGTTTATTCAAGTCTCGACTAAAGTTATCCAAAACGGGAGTACCGCTGTCGGATTGCTTTTGTTTCTTACTCATCATTTTGTCGTCGTCGTCCATTAAGTCGTTCATATGTTTCTATATTTATTTTACAAAGTAATATCAAATATTGGACTTCTCCAAATGTTTTGACAAATTGTCAGGTTATAATTATTTTACCTGACATCTTGACATAAAGATTCAGTTGGTATATTATTTGAATACCACAAAGGTAATAAATAAAATTGAATTAAAAAAACAAAATTATGTTTGGAAACAGAAGAAACTACAATGACATCTTTAGAGCATTCGATGAAATGTTCTCTCATTTTGATTTAACCCAAGGGGAATGGAAATCACAAAGTAGAGTATCTGATGACGGTACGATAAAAGTTACAACTTATTATAGAGGAGGAGACTCACCTAAAGAAACAGGAGGATTACAATCTTTAAAGTCTCAACTTGACAAAGCGATTGAGAGTGAAGATTTTGAATCTGCAGTTAAACTTAGAGACCAAATCAAAACCTTCGAAAAAAACCAAAAGTCTATTGAGAAACTTGAGTTGGAATTAAAGAAGTCAATTGAAAACCAAGAGTTTGAAAAATCTATTGAACTTAGAGACCAAATCAAAAACTTGAAAAAGTAAAATCAAACCCTCACTCAACGGTGGGGGTTTTTAATTTATCACATAAGTAATCTATTGGGTCTATCTCGGTACCAAGGTAGTATTCGTAATAAGTGTTATCTCCTTTGTTATTGTATTTCCTAAAAGATATTGAAGAAGAACTCACACCGTAAGGAGTGCAATTACTATCAAACCCAACTATTTTATTCTTACTAAGAGATTCAATAATTCTATTGTTGGCCGACCCCTTAGATTCATTTAAATCGTTAAAAAGTTTTAAAAGACTATCTTTATCTTTAACTCTATTACCAATTACTAACAAATTATTATTACCGTAATGTCCGTAATCGTTTAAACACTTTTCACCATGATAAAATTCGTATCTATCATCAAATAAAAAACCATATTGTCTAAAATTTGGGTGTAACGATTCAAACCCATTTATTGTATTATTTTCTTTAATGTGGTTATGGAGTAAATCTGTATTTTCTTGAGTAAAAATAGATTGAGTAACTCCCATATAACCTTCACCAACAATATTCATATTAGGAAGAACAACATTAACACACGAGAAAGAACATATTACTCTTTCATTGTCTTGTTTTAATAAAATAGAAATTGTTGGCATTAAATTTAATTTTGTATCTATATTTATAATTATGAAACCGTTTGAAAAATTTTTAGAAAGCAGTGTCACTCTGAGAGAATTACTTGATACTTACCTTGAACTAAGACAACATCTGCAGGAGATGGGATTTAGTCAAGAACAATTAAGTAGGTTTATGCAACCTACAGTTAAGATGATGAGTTTACGTGAAAGGTTCACCAACAAAAAAAACGCTTTATTTAGACAAATAAAAGATTATGGTTTTGAAATACAAGTGGATGATTTAAATGAATACATTACTCCAATATTAGCTAAAATAGACGAAATAACACCATTAAGCCATGGCAATAACGAAAGAGGAAATCAAGGGGACGAAGATTATTAATGAAATCAAATCGTCAAACATTAAGAAAACAGAATACGACACTGAAACCAAATCATTAGTCGTTGAGTTTAATAACGGACATAGATATGAGTACGAGTCAGTACCTCATCAATCCTACACGGCATTTAGAACTGCTCCATCCCAAGGGAAGTATTTTACCACAGATATCTCAAAAAAGTATAAGTACAAGAAACTGTAGTATTTATAAAGGATGAATAAGTTCCAACAGATACTTAATAGTTTTTCAATTAAGAAAACTTTGAATCCTAAAATTTGGGAAAATCCTGAAGACCCTAACAAGGCAACTATGGTTCCTAAAGTTAGGAAAGCTCTTGAACGCATTGCGGATGAGTTTATTGAGTATTTGGGAGATGAGGTTTTTGTTGACGACGTAGTACTAACAGGTTCGTTAGCCAATTTCAATTGGTCCGAGTTTTCAGATTTTGATTTACATATTATTGTAGATTTAAAACAATACGAAGACGACTCCGAATTATATAAGGAATTATTCAATTTAAAAAAACAAGTTTTTAACGACAGACATAATATTAAAATTTACGGATATGATGTTGAATTATATGCCCAAGACCTTGAGGAATCTCATTATGCTTCGGGGGTATATTCTGTTATGAATAATGAATGGGTAACCAAACCTAAAAAATTTAAAGCGGAAGTAGATAAAGAAGTCCTTAAAAATAAAATTGATTGTTGGGTCGAAAAAATTGATAAAGGTCTTGAATCTGATGAAACAAAAACTTTAGATTCTATTAAAGACAAATTAAAAGATTATAGGATCATCTTGTAGTTCTTCTACACAGTTATACATTAAGTCAGAAGATGATTTAATTGAGGGTAAAATATATGACCTTATAATTAATGGAGGAAATAGTTGTTATACGGTTGGCCCAGGTATTGATACCCCATTAGCTGCGGTTGCCACTATCTACAATGGTCCATGGAATACATGTTTTGAATGTTCTGGAGACGTTACACCAACTCCAACTGCATCTGTTACAACAACTCCAACAAGAACCCCAACAAATACACCAACTCAAACACAAACAGGTACAGCATCTGTAACACCAACCCCAACTCAAACTAAGACCCCAACAAATACACCAACAACAACTCAAACACCTACTAATACGGCAACAGGAACTAACACACCTACGCCAACAAATACATCAACAACTACTCAAACACCTACTAATACCGCAACAAGAACTCCAACACCAAGTATTACGGCTTCGCCAACAGGCACTGCATCTGTAACACCAACTCCAACAGGAACACCAGCATCAACACCAACATCAACACCAACTCCAAGTGTTACTTTAGGGTTTGTGATTGAAGTAAATCAACAGTATGAATATACTATTGGAATGTTAGGTAGTTTTAGTGGGGGAACAGCACCTTCGGGGTCAACTGTTCCATATTCGGTAATGACAAGTAATGATGGTAATGAGTCTATTGTACAACTAAACGCAATCTCATTAGGAGGTTTTCAAGGATTAAATAATTAAAAAAAAATAAATCATAATATGGGAGATTTAAAAGCAATTGGTAGCGAAAAACTTCAAGGCCAAGATAAATTAAGAAGAATTATGGAAATTGCTCGTTTTAACGAGACAATTCCAACTACTATAAATGAAACATCAAAAACTGAGTTTAATAAAACTTTATCTGATGGTAACAACTATGAAATCGTAAAAGAAAGACAAGGTTATATCATTAAGAAAGCTATCTCAGAATCTGAGACTGATTACATTGAGCCAATGAAAAATAGAAAATACTATTCTTCATATTCTCAAGCGTTAAAAAGATTAAACTTAGTTGCGGGTGAGTTGAATAGAATTAACGAAAATGAAGAAGGTACTTCAATGTTTGGAGAACAAAAAAGATTTACGTTAAAAACTCCAAAACCTAAAGAGGTTGCTGCTCCTGTAGAGGCTGCGGTACCACCAATGGCTCCACCACCAGTACCAGCTCCTGAATTACCAGCGTCTCCTGTAGGAGGTGAAGAAATGGATTTTAGTATGGACTCTGAAGAGATGGGACCTGAAGGTGATATGGAAATGGACACTGATATGGACATGGAAATGGACGGAGGAGATGACGAACAAGTAACGTTTAAAACAATCCAAAAATTAACAGGTAAGTTAACTCAAAAGATAAGAACATTAGATACTGAAGAAGGAATGACTTCTGAAGATATCAAATATGTTATTAATATGGTTATTTCATCTTTAGACTTAAATTCATTAAGTGAAGAAGATAGAGATGATATCATGGACAAACTTGAAGGTCAAGAAGAAGACTTAGGTGGTGACGACATGGACGGAGAAGACTTGACTGATGATAGTGAAGTTGAAGATATCCAAGCTGACATGGACATTCCAATGGAAGGTGAAATGGAAGAAGGTGGTTATTACGAAAACAAAGATATGGAAGAAGGAGATATGGACTACGGAAACGGAGCAATTATTGATAGTATCTTTGGTGAATCTAAAGTAGATAAAGTAATTTCAAAATATTTTGAGATTTCTAAAAAAGAAATTATTGAAAGTAGAGAAAGAAATGCTAAGAAAAAATTAAGTAAGATTGCTGAGGTTAGAAAACAAATGAAAGAAGTTGTTAAATTAACTGAAACTATTGAACAAGAATTGGCTTCACAAAAATTCTTAACTGAAAATTCTTTAGCTAAGATTGTTGGAGTGACAAACAAGAAAAACTTAGTGTTTGAAAACAAAGGTAAACAAATTAGAATAACACCTGAAGGACAAATATTGTAATATGAGTAAATTGATATACGTAAACGGTTTAGGACCCAACTACAAGGGAGACAATCTTTACGAATTCATATTCTCTGACAGTCTAGATGTGTGGGGAGAGTCTTGGAAGAGTAAACCATCCAATCGTTACCCGACTCCACCTGAATTAAAATATATTAAAAAAGTAGGAGTTCTGAGAAATACTGATATAAAATTGGAATTGATTCAGAACTCCGATTTTTTTTGTATGATAGACGCAATTGACGATGTTGTTGCGTTAGCCTGGGAAACCGATGAAGAGAACGGACAGAAACGTTTAGTTTTTAGATTTGGAATGACTGAACAAGAAATAAAAGACAAACTCTATGAAAAGGATTTGATTTTAGAATTTGAAAAGAAAGTAATTTATGAAAATTAATAAAAAAGCATTAGAACTTATTGAAAAAGGATTATCATCTAAAACGGTTTCAAAATTAGATGAGTCTCAAATCAATATACTGCACACAAGATTAGTTGGTGAGCAAGTAACTGAAATACCCTCAAAAAAGACTTATAAGGTAGGACCTAAAGGTGGTAAAGTTGGTGATATGAGTATTACGCAAGACCCAAACACCAAAGAAGTTATGGTGACAGCAGAACAAGACGATTTAGAAAATAATGATGCTCTTGGTGCCGATGCAATGCAAACCGCTACAGGTCAAGAAACTCCACACATGGCTGATGATATGGCACCTGATGGAATGGATGATGATAGTGATAACAATAGAAAAGAAATGGGTGAATCTAAGAAAAAGAAAGATGAGCCAAATCCATGGGCAATTTGCCATTCTCAAGTAGGACCTAAGAAATCTAGAAAATGGGAAAGATGTGTAAGAGAAGTAAAAAAACAATTGGCAGAAGGAAAAAATCCTGTATCTTTGTTTATTGAAAATCAAATCATGAAAATCGTAGAAAAAAACTTACCACCAAGAATTACTAAAGGTGATTTGGTGAAATACTTGACTGAGAACAGTCCATCTGTTGCACCGTCAAAACCAAAAACAAAACCTGACACAAAGCCAGGTACAAAACCACAAAGACCTGCACATCCAGGAAAGAATCCTAACCCAGGTGAACAACCTGCACCAAAGGCTAAGAAAGAGACAAATGAAAATAGTCCATCTGTAGCACCTACAAAACCAACAACCAAACCTGGTACAAAACCTGGTACAAAACCACAAAGACCTGCACACCCAGGAAAGAATCCTAACCCAGGTGAACAACCTGCACCAAAGGCTAAAGGACCTTCTGCAGAAGAAACAAAAGATAAAGTTATTGACGTAATATTAAACCTACTACAAAATTAAAATGGCAAAGAGAGTTAAAGAACAATTAGATTACGGGAATAGACCCGAAAGAATGGACCCAAATTTAGAAAGAAAATTGGCTAGTCCTGAAAATTTATATGCTCAAAATCCTGCCATGAAAAAAGGACCTGAGGATGTACAAAGGTTAGTTAGTAATCGTTTTCAAAAAGTTGCAGAAAAACTAAGTCAAGTTACAGGTATTGACAATTTAAGTTCTCAACAAACTCAAGGTATGATATACCAAGAGATGATGAGAAAATTACCGTCAATTATGAGAATTGAGGGTCAACATAGAGAAGAATTAGAAGAACTTGCAATACAAGCCGCTTTAGAAGAAACTGAAGTACCTGCGGATTGGTATGAAATTGAGGCATTACTTAATAGACAACCTATCAACACAGGTAATTTTAGAATGAAACCTGAAGATGAAGAAGAGGAAGAAGAAGATGAAAACGAAACTCCTGAAATCCCATCGTTTGATGTTGAAGACTTAACGGACGAAGAACTCCTTGAGTTAGAAAAACACAAAAGAAACATCATCAACGCCATTATTCAAGGAGCAGCAAAGAAAGGACATTACATTTTTCAAAAACCTGACATTAAAGCAAGATTAGATGAAATCGACCCATCTCTATACAGAGACTATTTGGGTATTATGGCAATCAACGACTTCCTATATTTTAGTATGGAACAGATGATTGAAATGATGAGTCAAACAGGACAAGGAGTTGCTGGTAAAGTTGAATTGAAAAATAATGATGACGAGGGTGAAGAAGAAGGAGAAGAAGGAGAAGAAAAACCAGACACAAAAATTGTTGCTGAAGGTATGATTTTCCCAATTTTATGTCACGAAATTATTAAAGGAATTGAAGAGGGTAAAGGAAGATATGGTCTACCTAAAGACCCTTCATTACGTCAAAAAGTTCAAGGTCAAGTAGATGTTTTATCTAACGAACCAATGCAACTTAGAATAGGCCCTGAAATCGTAGAAAAAATTAGGTTGGCATTACCTGATGAAATGTACGAAGAATCAAATAAGGGTTTGATAAACTGGTTTCATACTTTACTGTACCAAATACCAGCTCAAGAATTTTTAGAAGTTATTGGACAAGCTATATCAGAAGACGAATCAAAAGTTAAAAAAGCAACCGCAAGATTCAAGGAGATAATGAGAGAAGCACAACAATTAAAAAGTGACTTTGAAGATTATCAAGAAGAAGAAAGTTCGGACTTGGACAACTATGGTGGTGGTGACGATAATGATGATGACGATGGTTTAGACGATTTCTTGGGTAGTTTAGGTATTTCGAGACCTAAATAACCTAACTCTTGTGAATAGAGAACAATTAATTATAGAAGTAACGAAGTGTATGAGGAATACTCCTTACGCACTTCGTACTTATTTACAGACCTACGATAACACCGTATCCAAATACGTTCCGTTAGACTTATTCCCCGACCAAGTAACGCTAATCGAAGATTACGATAACTACAATGAAAACGTTGCCTTGAAATACAGACAGGCAGGGGTTTCAACAGTTACCGCTGCTTGGGCCTCAAAACGAATAGTTTTTGCCAAAAAAACTAAACCTGAAAAAATATTAGTTATTGCCAACAAGTTAGACACTGCGGTGGAGATGGCAAATAAAATCAGAGGATTTACAGAACAATGGCCTTCATGGGTTGGCGTTACCTTTTCTGCAGAGAAAAACGCTCAAAGACATTTTAAATTAACAAATGGTTGTGAAGTTAAAGCCGTTGCAACATCACGAGATGCACTGAGGGGTTATACTCCTACCATCCTAATATTTGATGAGGCGGCCTATATTGAGGCTGACGGAGATTTTTGGGCAGCCTGTATGGCGTCCCTATCTACAGGGGGTAAGGTAATTGTAGTTTCAACTCCAAACGGATACGACGCAATTTACTATGAAATCTATGACCAATCATTGAGAGGTATGAATGATTTCAAAGTTACCGAAATGTTTTGGTACCGTGACCCACGATATACAAAAGATTTGTATATGGTGAAAACAAACGATTTAGTCCATTTTTTATTGAATAGAGAAGAATACAATATTGATGATGTTGTTATTAACCTATCTATGGAAAATCCATATGAAAGAGACCACTCAGTGGTTACCGATTATATTGAACAAGGGTACAAACCATGTTCATCTTGGTTTGAAGGTATGGTTAAAAAATTAAAATACGATAGACGTAAAGTAGCTCAGGAGTTGGAATGTAACTTCTTGGGTTCAGGGGATAATGTATTTGATTCTGAGATGATGACTGATATTGCCCAAAACCAAGTTAAAGACCCAATTGCAAAAATGATGGGTGGAGGACTTTGGATTTGGAAAGAACCTGTTAACGGACATAAGTACGTTATGGGTGTCGACGTATCAAGAGGAGACTCCGAGGATTTCTCGTGTGTTCAAATTATTGATTTTGATACAAGGGAACAAGTGTTAGAATACGTCGGTAAGGTACCTCCTGACATCCTGGCGGAGATTGCTTACAAATGGGGTACAATGTACAACGCATACTGTGTAGTCGATTTAACGGGAGGTATGGGGGTTGCAACCGCTAGAAAAATGCAAGAGATGGGTTATCAAGCAGGAATGTATGTAGATAACGTTGATACCACAAACAAATGGAAGTTTGACCCTAAGATGAATGAAAAGATACCAGGTATTAACTTCAACAGTAAAAGGGTTCAAATTATTGCATCGTTTGAAGAATGTATGAGACATAAGTTTAGAATTTATTCAAGTAGACTTTATAACGAGATGAATACGTTTGTTTACATTAACGGTAGACCTGACCATCAAAAAAATCATCACGATGACTGTATCATGAGTATTTCTATGGCAATATATGTTGCGGAGAAATCTTTTCAATCATTAGAGAAAGTTGTGAACCATACAAAAGCGATGTTAAATTCTTGGTCTACAGCAATTAGTGAGAATAAAAATACTTCGGATTATTTCAACCCAATGGTTCCACAAATGGGTAGACAGAACCCCATAAATCAAGGTCCGACCCGAGCCGATTACCAAAAATATGGGTGGTTATTTGGTGCGTAATAACTATTTATATTATCAAGGTAATAAGTAAATTTACATTATGGCAGAACAGAATATGACGGTTTGGCAAAGACTGTCGCAAACATTTGGACCGAACTCACTCTTACAACAGGATTATCCAACTTTCAAGTTTGATAAGAAGGAACTTTTGCGTACCAAAAGTAGAGAAGAGTACGAGAAAGAGAAACTACAGGCACAACAAACTTTTTATTTAACAAATCAATGGGCTAAGGTTGAAAACAATCTTTACTCACAAGCGATTTATTATGAACCATCAAGGTTATCTGCTCAGTATGACTATGAGTCAATGGAGTATACTCCTGAGATTTCAGCAGCGTTAGATATCTACGCTGAGGAATCAACAACAACTAATGAAGATGGATTTATTTTACAAATATATTCTGAATCAAAAAGAATCAAAGGTGTATTAGCCGATTTATTTAACAACAACTTAGACATTAACACCAACTTACCAATGTGGACAAGAAACACTTGTAAGTACGGTGATAACTTTGTTTACTTAAAATTAGACCCTGAGAAGGGAGTGGTTGGTGTACAACAATTACCAACAATTGAAATTGAAAGACATGAGGTAGGTGCGAGTGGAAAAATTTCAACAGACATTACAAAAGAATTAGATAAGGACAAAAAAGCACTTCATTTTACTTGGAAGAATAAAAACATGGAATTCCAATCATGGGAGATAGCTCACTTTAGATTATTAGGTGACGATAGAAAACTTCCTTATGGTACTTCTATGTTAGAAAAAGCAAGAAGAATTTGGAAACAATTATTACTATCAGAAGATGCGATGTTAATTTATCGTACATCAAGAGCACCTGAAAGAAGGATGTTTAAAGTTTTCGTAGGTAATATGAACGATGATGATGTTGAGGCATATGTACAACGTGTGGCTAACAAATTCAAAAGAGAACAAATTGTAGATAATAAGACAGGTAACGTAGATATGAGGTTTAACCAAATGGCGGTTGACCAAGATTACTTTATCCCTGTTAGAGACCCTGCAGCGCCAGACCCAATTACAACATTACCTGGAGCAACAAACTTATCGGAGATTGCGGATATCGAGTATATCCAAAAGAAATTATTAACAGCACTTCGTGTACCTAAGGCATTCTTAGGATTTGAAGAAGTTGTTGGTGATGGTAAGAATTTGGCATTACAAGACATTAGATTTGCTCGTACAATCAACAGAATTCAAAAGAGTATGTTGGCTGAGTTAAATAAAGTTGCGATTGTTCACCTATTCTTATTAGGATTTGAAGACGAACTTTCAAACTTTACTATAGGTCTTACAAACCCATCAACTCAAGCAGATTTATTGAAGATTGATGTTTGGAAAGAAAAAGTGTTATTGTATAAAGATTTAGTATCTGACCCAGGAAATGGTATTCAAGCAACATCATCTACATGGGCTAAGAAACATATCTTTGGATGGTCTGACGAAGAAGTTCGTTTAGATTTACAACAACAAAGAGTTGAAAGAGCTGTTGGTGAAGAGCTTAAAGCAACTGCAACAGTTATTACTAAAACAGGATTATTTGATAACATAGACAAATTATACGGAAGTGCTACAGGCGCAACACCTGCAGCAGGGGCCGCAACCACACCAGGAGGAACTGAAGAGTTAGGAGCACCACCATCATTTGGAGGAGGAGCTGAACCAGCACCTGACTTAGGGGCTGAAGCACCACCAGCAGGAGAGGCTCCACCACCACCAACAGGTGAACCAGAATTAGCTCCTGAGTCTAAGAAAAAAGACATGAATATTTTACTTGAAAATAACCTAATCGAGGGAGCTCAAATGATAAATTTGGGTCAGGCACAACAATCTTTAGGAGAAATTTCAAAAGAATTGGATAAGTTATTAAATACGTAATATTTATTTGAAAACGAGCAAAATGACCTTTGGTAACATTAAATCCCTAATTGAGAACAATCTACTAGAATCCTACAAAGATGAAAAGGACTTCAAGAAGACATTGAGAGAATTCAAACACAACGTGTTGAGTAATAAATCTATGTCAAAAGCGTATGCTTTATATGACCAATTGAGTAAACCTCAAGGGTTAAATGAACATGATGCGAAAGAGTTTTTAGAAGAAGGGATATCGTTATTACAAAGAGTTTTGCCAACCATTAAATTACCAAAAACAATTTCTGAATCAGTTAAAAATAGTTATGCCGATATCGATACATTGGTTTACACTCAAAAAACAGATTTAAAGGAAAGAATAAATGCTAAGAAAAATATCATTTCAATTCTTACTTTAAAAACTGAAACAGTTAAAGAATCTATCAATATTCCTATTAAATCTATGGTGAATATTGCAAACCAAACTTTGAGAAATTACCTTGATACTTTAGATGAAAATTCTAAAAAAGAATTTATTCAAATTGTGTCTGAAGATACGAAAACTCTTGAAACTAAATTTGAGACTATTCGTGAAAGTGCTATCACTAAACTTCAAACAATATTAGAAAATGAGAAGGAATCTGATATTAAAACAAGAATTTCTGAAACTATCAACCAATTAAAAGATGAAAAATTTGACCAAATGAATTTTTTAAGATTAAAAAATCTTGAGGAATCAATCTAATAGGTCTTTCTTTTTCTGAATATACTTAGCTTTTAAAATCTGTGTTCTTTTGAGTACAGATTTTTTTGTATATTGTTTTTTCTCGTTTAATTTTTGATTTTGTTTAGTCTTAATTACTTTAGATTTTAATGTTTTTAGGGCTCTCTCTATATTGTCCCCGCTCTTAATGTTTATGATTATCATAATGGTTTAAAAATTTTTTGACTATTAAGTATAAATACTCTATTCTTTTATAGAAAATAAACATACATAATCATGAACATTAATGAAAAAAGGAAAAAGTGTAAAGTTAAATTTATACAATCCAATTAAGTCAGTCTACGGAACTGTCGATTCAAAAAACCTAAAATCAGTCTACATAAACATACAATCATGGGTGACCCCAAAACAAGAATACGATAATTGGAATAGAGTTGTCTCTAACTTAGGTAGAGAAATTAAACATTCGGTATTCGAATCAATAAACCAAAAATTATTTCAGGAAAAAAGTATCGTAGATTTAGACCTACGAACGAGTGGAATTTCCCATGGTAAAAAATCCTTTTTTAACTTAGAAATTAATTTATACACAAACTCTGAAATGGATTTTAAATCTGTGGAAATAAAAGATTCCATCAAAACTATAGTCAAATCTATATTCAGAAATAACATTCAACAAAACAAATACTTTGAATTTTCAACCTCAAAAAAAACAGATGACCAATAAACTCTTGAGAACGGTATATTTATTTTAAAAGATTAGATGAAAAATTTAAGAATATTAGAGGCAAGCGAATTAGGTCACGGTATCTTAGTCGAGGCTGACGCGGGTTGGGTATCACCTAAAGATTCTCGTAATGAAAAAATGTTGAGAGAGGCTAAAGATATGGACTATAGAAATCCATTTGAGTTTTATGCTGTTTTACAAAAATACGATACTCCAAATAGAAACGGTAGAACTTATCCTGAAAGAATTCTTAAAAGAGAAGCCGAAAATTATAAAAAGGCAATTGACAAAGGATTGTCAACTTCAGAACTTAACCACCCTGAATCTTCATTAATTGACTTAGATAGAGTAGCCCATTTAATTACAGAGATTTGGTGGGAAGGAAACATCTTAATGGGTAAGTTAAAATTATTAACTTCACCAGGATTCCACGAAAGAGGTATCGTATCAACTAAAGGAGACCAAGCGGCGAATTTAATGAGACAAGGAGTTACCATGGGAGTTTCTTCAAGAGGTGTTGGCTCACTTAAAAAGGTTGGAGAAAGAAATGAAGTTCAAGATGACTTTGAATTGATTTGTTTTGACTTAGTATCATCACCATCAACACCTGGAGCTTATTTATTTTCAAACCCTGAAGATAGAACAAAATACGAGGAAAACTTAGAAGAA